CAGGCCACTGAAGAATGGGAGAAAGAGTATGCAGGACGTGTTTGATGTTAGTAATCATATACTTAAATACTCACAGGTCTATATGCTAGACCAGCCCGTAACAAACCTAGTACGTGAAGAAGCTCTACTGCTATGTCTTAAACACGGCGAGGAGTTTGTGATTACTTTCATTGAAAACTATTTACAACTAGCTTATGAGGAGGCGAAGTGATTGTTAACGCTATACACCCACGCACAGGTGCAGACAGGGTGCTTAATGTAGCTATTGACAGGAAGGAATATGATATGTATCTTACGTATCTGAGAACGGGGAAAGGTATGGTGCCTCTAGCACTAACGCCTGACCAACAGAACTTTATTAAAACTGGACTAATGTTAAACGAGGATTAAGATGATTTATAGAAAGCGAGTACATAAGCGACGATATGGTGTCAGCAGTGGGCGTTCCTTTATAGGGTTGCATGTAGGTAGACGATCCTACTACCTGGCTAAGGATAACTTTCCTATAAAAATCAAAGACATTTATGGTAACGTGGAGGTGCAGTGTGGATAAAGAAAGCATTAACCCATACTATTATTACAGTGGTGAACAGGATGATATGGAAGAAATTGAACGGGAAGAGCTAAGGCGAAACTCACTTTCAGAATTAATTTATCCTGATCGTGAATTAATGATTGACTTTTGTTCTGATTTATGGTAAAATCTTTTACAGTTTTTAAGGAGAAATAAATGAGTACAGTAGATACAAAAGCAGAATTTTATTCTGATCTAGATGATCATTGGGCTAGGATATGGACACTTAGCTTAGCTACTAAACAGCCTAGCAAAAGAATTAAAGATAGGTTTTTTGATTTTGTTATTGATAGATGTTCAGAGGTCGATTGTTGGAAAATAAATGAAGATATTATTGGTGAGTTGTTTAGTGAGTTTGTTGAAGACTTAGGGGAATGGTAATGAATACGCTGTTACCCATGACAAATGAACAGTACGATGCGTTTAAGACATCAAGTTATATGGGCTTGTTATATCAAAACAAGTGCGTTATACTAGGTGTTCACGGTGAAGAGGCGAAAGTCTTGGAAGTAACGGAAGGTATAGACATTGATGTTCTACATGATGTTTACTTTCCATTTATTGAAAACTCTGAGGAGAATGTTCTATGCGAATGATTGACGGTATACCCCAGGTTCTTGAAGGACTTGCATACTATCCACACGTTAAGGTTCCTGTGCCTAACTACCAGCAGACAGCTAACGGGTATGAGATTAACCTTGCTGTGTCTGATGAACTATTCCAAAAGTTCAAGGATGCTGGATTTAACGTAGGCTTGAAGGAAGCTGGTCGTGCCAAGTACACTGAAGATCCAGTGATTCACTTCTATCAATGGGAGATCAATGGTAAGGGTGAGCCTAATCCTGTACCTAAGCTCGTTGATATTGATAAGAACGAGATAGATGTGCAGATTGGTAACGGTTCTAAGGTTGCTGTGCAGTGGCGAGCAGCTACGTATGGTCCTAACAAGCAGTACAAACGTGCTATCTTGGAGGCTGTGCAGATCTTAGAGCTTGAAGAATACGGTGCTTCTGGCAATGAAACTACACTAGCGTTTTAAAGGAGTATATATGTTAGAACAAGAAGAGCAGACTAGGACGGTTACCTTTCTATATGACGAGAAAACTTATGACGCTAATAAGTTTACCAAGGATGGGAAGTATGCTGTCATTAGGATAAGCCGCTTAGACGCAGAAATTAAAGCTTTGCTAGAGCAGGTTGATGATAAGCGAGCAGCAGCTATGACCTATCAAACAACCATAGTTTCACAGCTAACCGAGGATATGCTGGTCGATGAGGCGGCAGCTGAACCTGATTTATTTGAAACCAATAATGAAGAAACTTAAATCTGAAAGGGGGCTGTAAAAGCCCCTTATTTTTAGGAGGTTCAATGTCTTTTGTAGAAACACACAAAGACTGCCCAACTTGTAATCACAGAGAATGCTTAGGTGTTAACGAAGATGGTAGCGCGAAGTGTTTCTCATGTGGTACATACATTAGAAACTATACAGGAGAAGCTATGGAAAATACTCCAAGGCTTGTTAAAGATACCGCAACAATTAGAGAAGGAGATTTTTATGCCCTAAAAGATCGTGGAATTAGTTTGGCAACTGTTAAGAAGTATGGCGTTAGGTCTACACATAACAGTAACGGTGACACAACACGGCACTTCTATCCATATTACAACGGCTCTGAGGAAGTCGCATACAAGACACGAATCGTAGACATTAAAGGTTTTACTGCCGCTGGTCCTATCTCTGACTGTGGCCTGTTCGGACAGCAGACTGTTGGTGATAAAGGCGGCAAGTACATTACGCTTACTGAAGGTGAGTGCGACGCAATGGCAGCATACGAGTTGCTAGGCTCTAAGTGGCCTGTAGTGTCTATCAAGAATGGGGCACAGGGTGCAGAGAAAGATGTTAGAAATGAGATAGAGTTTCTTGAAAAGTTCGATAATATTATTATCTGTTTTGACAGTGACAAACCTGGACAGGAGGCCGCTAAGAAAGTAGCTAGGCTGCTCAAGCCTAACAAGGCTAAGATTATGGTCATGCCTGATGGTTATAAAGATGCCAATGACATGTTACGAAAGAATCAGCATGGTTCTTATGTGAATGCTTGGTGGAATGCTAAGACATACACACCTAGCGGCGTGCTAAATGTTAGTCAGAATAAAGATAAGTTCCACAACAGAGTTAAGAAGAAAACTATTCCATACCCTTGGGAAGGCTTGAATAAGAAGCTAGAAGGCTTACGTCAGGGTGAGCTAGTATTACTTGCAGGCGGCACAGGCTTAGGTAAGTCTAGTGTTACACGCGAACTAGAACACTGGCTTATAAAGCAGACTGAGGACAACATAGGTATCGTAGCTCTTGAAGAAGATTGGACTAGGACCGTTGATGGTATCCTTTCTATCGAAGCTAATGCTAAGTTGCACATTGATCGTGTACGAGAAGAACATTCAAAAGAAGAGCTAGACATTCTTTTTGATGATCTGTTTGTGGACAATGACAATCAAGATAGGGTGTGGATACACGCACACTTCGGCTCCAATGACATTGACGGTATCTTTTCAAAGCTCCGGTACATGATCGTGGGATGTGAGTGTAAGTGGATAGTGATAGATCACCTACACATGATGGTATCTGCTACGCTTGAAGGTGATGAACGACGCTCCATTGACTCCATCATGACTAGGCTCCGTAGCCTTGCTGAAGAGACAGGAGCAGGTCTTATACTGGTGTCACACCTACGGCGTATAGATGGTAACAAAGGCCATGAGAAGGGCGCAGAGACAGACCTGAGCCACCTCAGAGGCAGTCAGTCCATTGGACAAATATCGGATTGCGTTATAACTCTTGAGCGTAATCAACAGTCTGATGATCCAGTGGTGGCCTCTACTACTTGTGTCCGCATCTTGAAGTCTAGATACACAGGCGATGTTGGTGTCGCTACCTACCTCCAGTACGACAAGGATACTGGTAGGCTTAGGGAAGTCGATGACACTGACATAACTTTTGAAGAAGAACCAGGGTTGGCTTTTGAATGAAGTTATTATTTGACATAGAAACTGATGGCTTAGATGCCACTAAGATATGGTGCCTAGTAGCACAAGAAGTGGATACAGCTCAGGTGTGGTCGTATGGCCCTGATGATATTGAAGAAGGTGTTAAGCTTTTGAACAACGCTTCGCAGCTTTCGGGACATAACATCATTGGCTTTGACATACCAGTGCTTGAGAAACTCACATCTTTCAAACTAGCTCATCAAAAAATAGTAGACACTCTTGTATATTCTAGACTATTTAATCCTGTACGTGAAGGTGGTCATAGCCTTTCAGTATGGGGATCTAAACTAGGTCTGGCTAAGATTGAGTTTAAGGAGTTTGATTCATACTCAGATGATATGCTTGAGTACTGTAAGCGTGACGTAGCTGTTAACGTGAAAGTATATAAAGCATTACAGAGAGAAGGCGTAGGGTTTAGCCCTGAGTGTATGGCGCTTGAAGAAGAAGTAGCTCAGATACTCAAGAAGCAGGAGCAGCAAGGCTTTTACTTCGATGAATATAAGGCAACGATGCTGCTGGCTCTTATGCGTGAGAAGATGGCAGAGACAGAGGCTGAAGTATGTAAGGTGTTCAAACCTAAGATAGATGAGCGTCTGATATATCGTAGAGAAAATGCTGGCGGTGCGATTGCCAAGACAGGTAGCTGGGATACAC